GTAAAACAGAGCAGAGCGATCAAAGCGTAGTTTAACGCATGTGATTGTCAATCATATCAGTTTGCGGACTGATGGGAAAGTAATGTTATTCTCTAACATGTACTGAGCCATTGTGATTGAATCAGGCGGGGTGATGCCTGGTGGTGTCATGAAATGAGCAATGTCCCATTTTGGAGAGTAGGAGAGTTCTCCTTTCCAAGTGGCATATTCGGCTCTAACTTCTTCAATAGAAGGGAAAGACGTGATGTTGATGTACCGTAATGGGTCATCTAGCATCTTGAGAATACCAGGGAGGTGCTTCACGACCTTGTCAAGGTTGGACGGCGTGTTGAGGACCGTATAAGGGAGGAAGGTGTGATATAGGTCTTTGCAGAACTGGTGGAATAGGGGGTCATTTCCAGCAGCGGCATATGCAATACCTACGCATCGATTAGACATGTATTTGTCAATTGGGCCGTGTTCAGGGTAGCACAATTGGGCTAGTAGCTTGTCAAGGTCACGGGTTGGGTGGCCATATGAGCATTTGTAGCCAAGGAATTCGATCTTGTTCCTTAGTCTAGTGATAATGGTCTTGTCACGGGACAGAACCATACCAAAGAACTTTTGACAGTGGGATTCCATAAATGAAATGAATTCATCTAGGGTTGTGAGATCCCAATGTGTGAAGATGACGTCGTCATCTCCTAGAACATAGGCGAGAATTTCTTTAATTTGCTCGAGTGTGCATCCAAAGTGGAATAGACTGTGGAGAAGTGCATACTTGTTGGCGTATCCATCAATGTATTGGGTTTCAAGCATTCCGGAGAGGATTCCGGCGACGGTTCGGGTGTAGGCGAAGCCATCAGCAAGGCAGAAAGCTGTGTTGAACAGCCAGTTGCGGAGGAATGTTATAATATTAAACATTCTCATGAACATTGCAGGTGTGGTGAGGCCAGAATAATCTGTCCATTCAGCAGTGGGTTGGTAGCCATGATTTATGACGATGAGACGGGGGAGAAACTTGGTGAAGTATTCATCGATGATAATCCAAGGGACTGTTTGGTCAAAGGACTTCCAGTCAGCGCAAGCATACGATTCGTAGCGTTGTGCGATCATATCAATGTAATGGGCGCCACCACGGAGGGTTTCGAGTCCATACATCATAGTAGATTTCATTGAGCGGGCGA